TTGTTCGCTGAGAAGTCGGAAGTGACGATTACCCACCAATCCACGGACGATTTACGCGAAAAACTACGCAGTAAGCTAGAAAAACTAGTAAATCCTGTTGAATATGCAGAGGATGCGGTAATTTTAGAGGGGGAAGCCATAGATATAGACGACGAACTAGGGCTTCCAGAGGGGGAAGAGGAAGAATACGACGATGATGAAGAATGTCAGAGCCAGCCTTAGACTTTACTGAGGATGAAATCCAGCAAATGTTGGATAATCTGGATATCTATACGCCTGAAGAGGTGGTGGAGATCAATACGCTGGTGGATGAGCTTGCGACACGTAAGAGTAACCAAGCGGCATATGATGATCTAATAGAGTTTTGTAAGAGAATGCAGTCAGACTTCATTGTGGGTAAGCACCACCGTCTGTTAGCCGATATGCTCATGGATATTGAGCAGGGTCAGAAGGACAGAATCTGTGTAAACATCCCACCACGGCACGGTAAGTCTAATTTGGTGTCAATTATGTACCCAGCGTGGTTTCTGGGGCGCAATCCCAACAAAAAAGTGATGATGGTGTCCCATACTACGGATCTGGCGGTGGATTTTGGTCGTAAAGTACGTAATTTGATCGCTACAGACGGATATAAAGAGATATTCCCTACAGTTAGCCTAGCAATAGACTCTAAATCAGCAGGTAGGTGGAATACCAACGTGGGTGGCGAATACTACGCCTGTGGTATTGGTTCATCCATCGCAGGTCGAGGCGCAGACTTACTATTGGTTGACGACCCCCACTCGGAACAGGATGTAATTAACGGGAACTTTGAAGTATTTGCGAAAGCCTATGATTGGTTCACGTTTGGTGCTCGAACTCGTTTGATGCCCGGAGGTCGTGTAGCCATTATCCAGACACGCTGGCACATGGATGACCTGACGGGGCGTGTAACCAAGGATATGGTGAACAATGAACGGGCCGATCAGTATGAGGTGGTAGAGTTTCCAGCCATATTGGAGGTGGACGACGATGAAGGCAGTCCGATACAGAAACCCCTGTGGCCTGAGTTCTTTGATTTAGACGCGTTACTGAGAACCAAGGCATCTATGCCGACTTTCCAGTGGAACGCACAGTATCAGCAAGAACCTACGGCAGAAGAAGCCGCATTGGTTAAACGAGAGTGGTGGCAGATATGGGAGCATGAAGATCCACCCTCCTGTGAGTATTTAATTATGTCTCTGGACGCAGCAGCCGAGACCCACAACCGTGCTGACTTTACAGCCCTTACTACGTGGGGTGTGTTTATGAATGAGGAGACTGACGCGTATAACCTCATTTTGTTGAACAGTATAAAGAAACGTATGGAGTTCCCTGAACTGAAAGAAATGGCGATGGACGAGTACGCTGGGTGGGAGCCAGACGCGTTTATCGTGGAGAAGAAGAGTGCGGGTACAGCCCTCTATCAGGAAATGAGGCGCATGGGATTACCGATACAGGAGTATACCCCTCATAGGGGGTCTGGTGATAAACTAGCGCGGTTGAACTCAGTGGCCGACATTGTAGCGTCTGGTATATGCTGGGTTCCTGAAACGAGGTGGGCTGAAGAGGTAGTTGAAGAGATTGCAGGATTTCCCTTTATGAGCCATGATGACTTGGTTGACTCCACGGTTATGGCATTAATGAGATTCAGGCAGGGTGGCTTCATTCGTCTGCCAAGTGATGAACCGGAAGAAACACGTTACTTTAAACAACGTAAAGGTGGGTATTACTAATGGCGATTGAAAAGGGACTATACGCAGCACCTGATGGGTTAGAGGGTGAACTACTTACTGGGGAAAGTAAAGAGTTAGAAATCGAAATCGTTAATCCTGAGATGGTGACGTTGGATGACGGTAGTGTTGAGATTACATTAATCCCCGGCACAGAGATGCAAGGGGAAGTACCGTTTGAAGCGAATCTTGCAGAAGTGCTGGATGAGAGTGATTTGAATGAGTTGTCTCAGGAGATTCTTGGCTCAGTAGATGCGGATATAGATAGCCGCAAGGATTGGGCAGATACATTTGTTAAAGGATTAGATGTACTTGGGTTCAAGTACGAAGAAAGAACAGAGCCGTGGGAAGGAGCTTGTGGAGTTTACTCTACGGTCTTAGCAGAAGCAGCCATACGTTTCCAAGCGGAGACTATGAGTGAGACATTCCCGGCGGCAGGGCCAGTACGAACTAAAATTCTTGGGGAAGAAACAAAGGACAAGGAAGATGCTTCGTTAAGAGTCAAGGCAGATATGAACTATGAGCTTACTGAGCGCATGGTGGAGTATCGTCCTGAACACGAGCGTCTACTGTATAGCCTTGGTTTAGCAGGATCAGCATTTAAGAAAGTGTATTTTGATCCGAACTTGGGTAGACAGGTGGCTGTCTACATACCTGCTGAAGATGTGATAATTCCTTATGGAGCGTCAAACATCGAGACAGCAGAGCGTGTTACTCATGTTATGCGTAAGACCAAGAACGATCTTAAGAAGTTACAGGTCAGTGGGTTTTATCGTGATTTTGATTTAGGTGAACCACAGCCGTTTCATACTGATATAGAGAAAGCCAAGGCAGAAGAAGGCGGGTTCTCTCTAACTGATGACAATCGGTTTGCTATTTATGAAATACACGCTGATTTAATTATTGAAGGTTTAGATGACTCTGAGGATGAGATTGCTAAACCTTACGTAGTTACTATAGAGAAGGGTTCAGGTGAAGTATTAGGTATACGTAGAAATTGGAATCCTGAAGATCCTCTTACTCTAAAACGTCAACACTTCGTACATTATGTTTATGTCCCCGGCTTTGGATTCTACGGGTTAGGGTTGATACATATAATAGGGGGGTACGCGAAAGCGGGTACGTCTCTTATACGGCAGTTGGTGGACGCAGGGACACTATCTAATCTTCCGGGTGGTTTGAAAGCCCGTGGCCTACGGATCAAAGGGGACGATACCCCGATAGAGCCGGGAGAGTTTAAAGACGTAGATGTGCCGTCAGGAAGTATTCGTGACAACATCATGCCTCTTCCCTATAAAGAACCTAGTCAGACTTTGCTATCTCTCCTTAATCAGATCACTACAGAAGGTAGGCGGTTAGGGGCGATTAGTGACATGAATATCTCTGATATGTCGGCTAATGCACCCGTAGGTACGACTCTAGCCCTGTTAGAACGCACCCTCAAGCCTATGGCCGCGGTACAAGCACGAGTTCACTATGCAATGAAGCAGGAGTTCAAACTGCTCAAAGCTATTATGGAGGAGTATGCACCCGCAGAGTATGGGTATGAACCTGTACGGGGAAGTATATCAGCTAGGCAAGCCGATTATGCGTTGGTAGATGTCATACCTGTCAGTGATCCAAACAGTTCAACAATGGCCCAGCGAGTAGTTCAGTATCAAGCTGTGTTACAAATGTCTCAATCTGCCCCTCAGATATATGACCTACCACAGTTACATAGGCAGATGATAGAGGTGTTAGGAGTTAAAAACGCGGATAAGCTAGTGCCAACAGAGGACGATGCTACTCCTACAGACCCTGTGAGCGAGAATATGGATGCGTTGATTGGCAAACCAATGAAGGCGTTCATCTACCAAGACCACGATGCCCACATAGCTACACACCAATCGTTTATGCAAGATCCTATGATTGCTCAGACTATTGGGCAGAACCCACAAGCGCAGCAGATTATGGCCTCACTACAAGCGCATATAGCAGAACATCTTGGGTTTAGATATCGCAAGCAGATAGAAGAGAAGTTAGGCGCACCGCTACCACCGCCTAATGAAGAGATGCCGGAGGATATGGAGGTTAATCTTGCAAGGCTTGTGGCGGATGCTGGTAGACAGCTTACACAAGCGCATCAGCAGGAAGCAGCCGCAAAACAAGCACAGCAGCAAGCTCAAGATCCTTTGGTACAGATGCAACAGGCTGAATTGCAACTTAAAGGTCAGGAAGCGCAACGTAAAGCGCAGAAAGATCAGGCAGATATACAACTTAAAGCCGCAGAACTGGAAAGAAAGACCAAGAAGGATCAAGCAGATGCCGCGGTAGATATGGAACAACTTAAGTTAGACAGAGAAGAATTAATTATCGATGCGAAGAAATCAGGCGTAAAAATGGCGGCTGATAGGCGTAGGGATAATGCTAAGTCGGATCTGGACATACTTAAAGCAATGAAAGAAGGTAAAGAATAACTATGGCTAAAACCGTCTTTGATGTGCTTAAAGAAAAAATCGAGGAAGATAAATCCTCTGCGTTAGAATTTCTTGGTGGTGGAGGAGCTAAAGACTTCTCTCAATACCAAGAGGTAACAGGTTTAATTCGGGGTCTACAAACCTGTTTAGGATACATAGATGACCTCTCGCGCAATTACTTGGAAGATGATGATGACTGAAGCAGTAAAATCTATAGAAGCTAGAGAACAAGAACTTGATGCACAACTACCCAAACCTGTGGGTTATAGGGTGTTGATAGCACTCCCTTTTGTCGAAGAAACTTTTGATGGCTCAGACCTGATAAAAGCAAATACCACCAAACACCATGAGTACATTATGTCCATAATAGGGATTGTGTTAGATATGGGCGATCAGTGTTACGCTGATACAGAAAGATTCCCTATGGGGCCGTGGTGCAAACAAGGCGATTATGTTATGTTCCGTGCCAATTCAGGTACACGGTTTACCGTGGATGGGCGAGAGTATCGTTTAATGAACGATGATTCCATTGAAGCAGTAGTGGATGATCCTCGTGGTATTCAAAAGGTATAGGGAGTAAAACATGGCATTTCAAAAAGTAGAATATTCGTTCCCAGACGAACAGGAAGAGGAAGTGAGCACAGACATAGAGATAGAAGATTCTAGTGCTGTTGAAGTAGATATTTCTGGTAAAGCCCCTGAACCTGAAGCAAAGGTCGAAGAAGAAGTAGCGGTTGAGGAAGATCTGGATATAGAGGTGGTAGACGATACCCCTAAAGCAGATAGGAATCGTAAACCTTCCGAACCACCTGAAGAAGTTACGCAAGAAGAATTAGATCAGTATTCTGAAAAAGTCCGTAAACGAATTCAGCATTTTAACAAAGGCTACCATGATGAACGCCGCGCTAAAGAATCAGCTCAACGAGAGCGAGAAGAATTAGAACGATATGCCCAACGACTTGTTGATGAAAACAAAGAGTTAAAGGGTAGCGTAACTAAAAACCAAAGTGCTTTGTTGGAGCAAGCTAAAAAGAATACGACGGTAGAAGTAGAGCAAGCAAAGAAAGAGTATGCTAATGCACACGAAGCTGGCGATACAAATGCCCTTGTTGAAGCTCAAGAGAGATTAACTGCCGCTAAACTAAAAGCAGACAAATTAGATAATTTTGAAATACCTTCTTTACAGGAAGAAGAAACTACTGTACAACAAGGCGAATACGACACCCCTACGCAGAATGTCGAGCGTGATGTAAGGGCCGAGGAGTGGGCTAAAGCTAATCCTTGGTTTGATACAGACGATGAGATGCGTGGATACGCGTACGGGTTGCATACTAAACTCTTAAAACAAGGAGTTGATCCACGAAGTGACGAATACTATGAGACTATTGATTCTCGTATGCGAACGACATTTCCTGATTATTTTCAGGAAGAACCGGAAGTTGAGAAACCGAAGCGACAATCTAACGTGGTTGCACCCGCTACGCGGAGCACGGCACCTAAAAAGGTGAAACTAACGCAAACACAAGTGGCCCTCGCCAATAGGCTTGGAGTCCCGTTAGAAGAATACGCCAAACAGGCTGCACTTGAAGCAAGGAGACAACAAGATGGCTGAGAATAGATTAAATCGTGAACACACCACTCGTGAAAAGAGTGTCCGAAAGCGAGCTTGGCAGCGTCCAGAAACGCTACCGTCACCTATACCGCAGGACGGATATGAATTTCATTGGGTACGGGTTAGTACTAACGGATTAGTCGATGCCACTAATGTGTCTTCTAAATTACGTGAAGGTTGGGAACCCTGTTTAGCAAAGGATCACCCAGAAATTACATTGGTAACTGTAGAGCAAGAACGCTTTGCGGATAATGTTGTAATTGGTGGATTGATGCTTTGTAAGGCTCCGAGAGAGTTGGTTGAAGAGCGCACTGAGCACTTTGAAACTCAAACACAATCTCAAATGGCCTCTGTGGATAACAACCTGATGCGAGAAAATGATCCTCGTATGCCTTTATTTAATGATAGGCAATCGAAGGTCACTTTTGGACAAGGTAATTAATTAATTTTTGTTAAGAGGTTAACATGGCATATCCTACTGTTGATGCCCCTTACGGGCTAAAGCCGGTTAATTTAATCGGTGGGCAGGTGTTTGCTGGGTCTACTCGTCAGATGAAAATCGCTTCCAACTACGGTACTAACATTTTTTATGGAGATGTTGTTAAGTATGCAAGTGATGGTACTCTGGAATTAGACAATGGCACGACCACTGCTACTCCTATTGGAGTCTTTCTTGGGTGTACGTTTACTGACCCTTCTACTAGTCAACTAACATTTAGGCAATACTATCCTGCAAGCACTGTTGCAAGTGATATTATGGCCTATGTATGTGACGATCCTGATGCACTATTTAAAGTTGCAGCAGTTTCAGGCACTACGACTGTAGCTGGTTATGGGCGTACTGTTGTGAACAATAATATGTCGTTGGTTCAGAACACTGGATCAACTGTCACTGGTAACTCCAAAGTCGCTGTTCTTGGTAGCTCGGCTGCAACTACTGCTACACTTCCCATTAGGGTTGTTGATGTAGTTACAGATACTGCTACCGCGTCAGATACTTTTGTTGAATTTATAGTTAAGTTCAACTTTGGCGATCACCAGTATTATAACGCTACTGGCGTATAGGAGTAATTTAATATGGCAATTTCACGCGCCCAACTGTTAAAGGAACTCCTGCCCGGACTAAACGCTTTGTTTGGTATGGAGTACGCTAAATATGGGGAAGAACATAAAGAAATCTTCGAGTCGGAGACTTCTGATCGTTCTTTTGAAGAAGAAACCAAACTGTCCGGTTTCTCTGCTGCACCTGTTAAAAACGAAGGCTCTGCCATCGAATATGACAATGCACAAGAAGCATGGACTGCTAGGTATAATCACGAAACAATAGCAATGGGTTTCAGTGTAACTGAGGAGGCTATCGAAGATAACCTTTATGACTCACTATCGTCTCGTTATACCAAAGCATTGGCTCGCGCTATGGCATATACCAAGCAAGTTAAAGGTGCTTCAATTTTGAACAACGCCTTTGCTGCTGGTACTACTTATGGTGACGGCCAAACTTTGTGTTCTACTGCTCACCCGCTAGTATCTGGAGGCACAAACTCTAATCGTCCTGCTACAGCATCTGACCTTAACGAGACTTCATTAGAAGCCGCAGTTATTCAGATAGGTGGATGGACTGATGAGAGAAGTCTTCTTATCGCGGCACGACCTACTAAACTCATTATCCCACCCGCACTGCAATTCGTTGCAACTCGGTTGTTGGAAACTGAGGGTAGAGTTAGTACGGCAGATAACGACATCAACGCATTACGTAATAATGGTTCGATCCCAGAGGGATACGCAATTAACCATTATCTTACCGATACTGATGCGTGGTTCCTTATGACTGACGTACCTAATGGTCTGAAGCACTTTACTCGTACACCAATGTCTACATCTATGGATGCTGACTTTGATACAGGTAACAGTCGCTACAAGGCCCGCGAGCGGTACTCTTTTGGGGTATCTGATCCACTTGGAATTTTTGGATCACCCGGAGCGTAACACACGCAAACCGAAGAGAGGGGGTACTTGTTACCCCCTTTTTTTTGTTATAACATCAAGCTTGCCCTGACAGTTACATCCCGTAGCTGACAATAGCCGAGACAGGAGACAAACATGGCTAAAACTACTTTCTCAGGCCCAGTTCGCTCGGAGAACGGGTTCCAACAAATTTCTAAAAATGCCGATACTGGAGCCGTTACGGTTACTAGTGGAGATAAAATGGCAGTCGAAGCCACTAGTAGTGCCGGTATTGAAGGTACTGCTGCGGTATATGTTACTCAGGTTAACCGCCTAAAGAGTGATGTCGATACCAACGTCAACATTGTTAAGACAACAATTATGATTGATCTTACAGGTTTGCGAGACGGTGGAACCGCTGGTGACATTATTGGTAAAGACGGTGACGGCGTTGCCTTTATTGGACAGGTTACCACTGCTAACCAAGGCACTGTATTTGGTGTGACCATGACTTGTGTAGAAACTCCTGCTGGTGGTGGCACAGACATAGATCTGTATTCTGCCACTGAAGGCACAGGTGTTAATGACACAGCAATCGGTGACTTAACTGAAACTCAGATTATCAATGCAGGTGCTGCTTCCGCAGGTACTATGGTTGCTGGTGGAGACATCGCAGCAGACCAGTATTTGTATTTAGTAGGACAAGGCACAGGTCATGCTGCTTATACGGCGGGACGTTTCCTTATTGAAATCACTGGGTACGACGTAGCATCATAAGGAGGTAAGTATGTCTTCTGACATTCAATCGACCTTTATAGAGGCCGCTACGGCAGATGCTGACGGGGTTTGTGCTTCACAGACTCCATCTGGGGCCGGTAACCTCACTATAAACGGTGCGTTAGCAGATAGCGGGGCGGTTACATTTGACCAACCCCGACAAATTACCGTTACAGGCGGTAGCGATGAGTCTGGTAAAACATTTACTGTTACAGGTACGGATGAAACAGGCACTGCTGCTTCAGAAGTAATTACAGGCCCAAATGCTACTACTGTTACTAGTACGGGTTATTTTGCAACAATTAGCCAGATTGCTGTATCAGCAGCAACTGCTGGGGCCATAACAGTTGGCTCTGCGGCTACTATTGCTGCTCCTATCTTTAGAGGTAGGCTACGGCTTCGTGGTATGTATGTGGTCAATACAGGTTCAGCAGGGACTATTACGTTCAGGCAGACCTCGGCTACAGGCGCAATTACAATGCAATTTAATACGGTATCTTCAGCGAATACGACTCAGTATCCTGATATACCTGATGACGGTATATTGTTTGTGAGTGGCGGGTATGTCTTGTACACACAAACACACTTGTCTTCTATGACGCTGTTTTATTCGTAGAAGATGCGTAGTTACTATAGAACTGGCGGGCAGGTTAAGCGCAGGAAGGCCGCAAAAAAGGCAAAAGAGCGTAAACCAGATAATATGCCCGCTAGGAACAAAAAGAATTTTCGTTCTACTAAAAGTGGGGCGGGGATGACTAAAGCAGGTGTTGCAGCTTACCGAAGGAAGAACCCCGGAAGTAAGCTACAGACTGCTGTGACGGAAGATAAACCGAAAGGTAAACGAGCAGCACGAAGAAAGTCTTATTGTGCTCGCTCTGCGGGTCAGATGAAAAAATTCCCTAAAGCAGCTAAGAACCCTAATTCTAGGTTGCGGCAGGCGCGGAGACGGTGGAAATGTTAGTATGGCTTACTTACAGAGTAACATTCCGTACTTTAAGTGTTGGGTACGGAAAGAATATACACACAACCATGAGAAGTATCATGGCGAGTTTATTCATGCGATGGCGATTGCTGTCACAACAATGCCGACAAGGTGTTTAAGTTTTCAGTTAATTTTTACTGGAGCAGAGACCTATGACGACAAAAAGAAATCGAATATACATGGAGGGGCCATGTGGGCGCGTATGCCAATTACCGCCTTGGTCGGAGATACCCCTTTTGAAGAATGGCCTGAAGCAATGCCGGTATGGGCTGCACAGCCTTGGGATTGTAGTTCAAGAGACCATTCGGTATACGTGTTGGATAGGGCAACGCCTTGTCCTTGGTTGGCAAAGATAGATAGTGAGTTTTATCCAGCTAAATATATGTTTACAGTAGATTATACAAATAACGAGATAGCTGACGATCCTGCTCAACATAAGCAGAGCCATGTGCTTGAGCTTTTAGATGCAGGAGAGTGGACAGGCAATATCGTTGCTTTACCGAATAATCGAGTAAGGGTAACTCATCCAGCTTGGTTTGAAACAGGAGAAGGTGCGCCAGACTTTAAACCGTCTCAGCACGTTCATTATAGTAAATCAGATTTAGATTATACGCTTGATGTAAATCAGGTGTTCAATAACTTGTACGCGGAGTGACGACATGGCTAGAGAATCAGCAGCAGATAGACTAGAACGTAAACGAAGAGAGGCAGGTAAAGATAAAACTGCTCAAGACTTACGGAGGGTAGGCGGTGCTATGGCAGGGGCGGGTAAGGCCATGTTTGGCATAGAAGGCGATTCCCCTTCGCAAAGATTAGAACGTGCGCGAAGAGAAGAAGCAGCGGCTAAACGTAGACCTACAAGCGGTCTTAAAGGCACAGAATTAAACCGTGAAAGAGGTATGTCTAGTAGACAGACTAGCCCTAAAACTATGACCGCTGCGGAAAGGAAGGCGGCGGGTAGAACTAAACAAAGCCGAAGAGGTGATGTAAAGGTTACTAAAGAAGCTCCTGCTTTTACAAAGGTAGAACGTGCTCCTAAGACTACAGTTAAAGCTCCTAAAGCTGGTAAAAGTTCAACGTCTTCTGCTGGCGTTAAAGCCCCTAAAGTGAACCGTAATGTTAAGGTAGCTAAACCTAAGATTGATGGGCCTGTAGCTAAAAGCACCCCCAAAACAGGTGCTAAGGCAGGGACAGGTGCTAAGGCAGGGACAGGTGCTAAGACAGAAAAAGGTAAAAGCACTTTTCGGCAACGTAGGCTTGCAAGGTTGAAAAAGCGTCTTGAAGCGTCTGGGAGTGAAGGTAGACGAAGTCGTCTAAAGAAGCGAATAGGGCGGGTAGAAGATCGTATAGAGAAAAGTAAAAAGAAGAAGGTTGCAAAGAAAGCTGGCGGCATGATGAAAGCCAAAGGTATGAAAGTTGGTGGTAAGACTAATTTTCCTGATCTTACTGGTGACGGTGAGGTTACACGAAAAGATATCCTTAAAGGTCGTGGAGTCCGCGGCATGAAAGCCGGTGGTAAGATGAAAACTAAAGGCTATATGGCTGGCGGTAAGATGAAGACCAAAGGGTACAAGAAAGGCGGTAAGGTTCGTGGCGCAGGTATAGCTCGTAAAGGTGTAAGACCTGCTAAGATGTATTAATGCGTAGTTACTATAGAACTGGCGGACAGGTTAAGCGTAGAAAAGCCGGAAAGCCTAAGTCAGGGGGTAAAATCTGCCCTTCTGGAAAAGCTTGGGCTAAAAGAACTTTTGATACGTACCCCTCTGCTTACGCAAATATGGCAGCGTCTAAGTACTGTAAAGACCCTAATTATGCAAAAGGGTCTAAAGGCAGTAAGACGAAAAAAGGTGGTAGAAGAAGAACAACTAAAACGGGTAGAGTGTAATGGCCCAGTTAAAAAATTGGCGAGATCAAAAATGGGTTCGTATAGGTAGAGATGGATCTATACTAGGAGAGTGTGGTACGTCTCCAGATAAAAAAAATCCAGATAGATGTCTACCACTAGCCAAGGCTAACTCTTTGAGTAAAGCAGAACGCGCAGCAACTGCTGGTAGAAAGAAAAGAGAAGGGGCTAAAGGACAAACAGTAGTATCGAATACTAAAAAGGCAAAGGTACGAACCGCGTATAATGGTGGTTTAATGCAAGTACGTAAAAACCATAAAGGTTGTGGCGCGGTTATGCCGGGACGTAGAAAGAAAACTCTATATGTTTAATGGAGAACAACATGGATAAGTTTGAGGTTTATCAAAACGGTAATTTTGTAGACGGTACACCTGTCTTTCAAATTGGTGTTAAGCAGGAGGATGGTTCTTACGCTATTGTAGATGCTGACTTAATGAGTGAAGAAGAAGCAAAAGCTAGGTTAAAAGAATTGCAGCCGCCTAAAAAAACAGCCGCTAAGAAAGAACCCGCTAAGAAAACAGCTAAGAAGAAGTAGATGGCTACCTCTGGTACAACTGCATTTAATCCTGACTTTACTGAGATAGCAGAAGAAGCGTGGGAACGTGCTGGGCGTGAAATGCGTTCAGGTTACGATTTACGAACTGCTCGTAGATCTATGAACCTATTAACTATCGAGTGGCAGAATAGAGGGATAAATCTGTGGACAATAGACGAAGGGTCTATCACGTTAACAGAAGGTACATCTGAGTATGACCTACCTAACGATACTGTTGATTTGCTAGAACACGTTGTACGCACAGACTCAGGTAATGCTACTACACAGCAAGACCTTACCATAAGTCGCATTAGTGTAAGCACGTATTCGTCTATACCTAATAAGTTGTCGGAAGGTAGGCCCATACAGGTCTATGTAGAACGCCTTCGTACTACCCCTAAAATTAATGTTTGGCCTGTACCAGATAAAAGTGGGTATGTGTTCTACTATTGGCGTATGCGTAGAATAGAAGATGCGGGTGATGGGGCAGAAACCGCAGATATGAGTTTTAGGTTTTTACCTTGTTTGATGGCTGGATTGGCTTATTACATCTCACAAAAAGATCCAGAATTAATGCCTCGTGTCCCTATGTTAAAAGAAATTTATGAAGAACAGTTTATGTTAGCAGCAGGAGAAGATAGAGAAAAAACCTCTGCTAGATTTGTTCCTCGCATCGGGTATGTTTAGTTATGGCGAACCGTTTTGCATCAGCCCGAAAAGCATTAGGGATTTGCGATGTTTGCGGGTTTCAATTTAAGTTAAGAGAACTTAAAGACCTAATTGAAAAAGGTAGGAATACGCATATAAAAGCGTGTCCTGAATGTTGGAATCCAGATCATCCCCAGTTAAAGTTAGGGGAGTTTCCTGTTAATGATCCACAAGCAATACGAAATCCACGTTCAGACAGTGCAGAGTTAACAGAAAGCAGGGATACCCAATGGGGATGGAATCCAGTGGGTGTAGGACGAGATCCATTTGACCTTACTCCTAATGACTTAATAGGAACAGGTGAAGTAGGTACGGTAACGGTAACGACTTCGTAGGAGCATAGAATGAATGTATTTGATATGGAAGAAGTAAAGGTTCATAAAGACAAAGGTGTACAGCCCGTTAAAGGAGCACCTAAGACTGATATGAGTGGTGTAAAAACTTCTGGTATTAAGATGCGTGGCGCAGGGGCTGCAACTAAAGGCACAATGGTACGTGGTACGCTTGCATGAGTATGACCTACGCCCAGTTGACGGCTAACATAGAAGACATTTGTGAGACTTCATTCACAAGTGACCAGCTTGCTATGTTTACCCAACAGGCTGAACAGGCTATCTATAATACCGTACAACTTCCTTCACTTCGTAAAAATGTGACGGGGGCTTTGACTTCTGGCAATAAGTACTTATCAGTACCTACAGATTTTCTTTATACCTATAGTTTAGCTGTTACTAATGCTAGTGGAGTGTTTACGTATCTTTTAAACAAAGATGTTAACTTTATTAGGGAAGCGTATCCTAATCCTGCAACTACAGGGCTACCTAAACACTATGCTATATTTGATGATTCGGCTTTTATTTTAGGGCCAACGCCAGATAGCGGGTACACAATGGAGCTGCATTACGGGTATTACCCAGAATCTATTGTTACAGCAAGTACGTTACCTTGGTTAAGCGAGAACTTTGATTCTGCTTTGTTGAATAAAGCACTAACAGAAGCCATACGGTTTATGAAAGGTGAACCTGATTTGGTACAGCTTTATACTAATATGTATTTAGAGTCTATAGCTTTATTAAAAAATCTTGGTGATGGTAAATTACAACAAGATACATATCGTGTGGGACAAGCCAGTGTCCCTGTATCATAAAGGAACAATATGTTTAGAATGGCTGTTGAATCAAATATAGGAGATGTTGTCGTCAAAACAACAGAACGTAGAGGGCTGTCTCCTGAAGAACTTGCTGAACGTGCAGTAGAGCAGATAGTAAGTGTATCAGACTCTGTAGATCCTATTGTTAAGCAACAGGCAGAAGCGTTTAGAAGTCGCATTTATCATGTGGTTTTGGGTATTATTAAACAAGCAGTTAGAAGCGATAGGACAACGCTTGTTAACGAATTTATTCAGCAAGGTCATTCAGATGTTGCTGATATTTTAAGGAGACTATAATGGCTATTACGACAGCTATGGCAACCTCGTTTAAGTCTGAACTTTTACAGGGAATTCATAATTTCCATAACGGTTCTGGTGGGGGGACGACTACCACTACAGGCACAGGCAATACGTTTAAGATTGCCTTGTTTACCAGCAGTGCCACTATGTCAGCTTCTACCACGGCTTATGCAACGACTAACGAGGTTTCTGCAACAGGCACAGGGTATACCGCTGGTGGTAATACGTTAACTAATGTAGATCCCACCACATCAGGTACTACAGCGTTGACTGATTTTGCCGATACTACTTGGTCTAGCAGCTCGATTACTGCGAGAGGAGCATTAATTTACAACTCCTCAACTACCGCAGGGACAGCTAATAGAGCAGTGGCAATACTGGATTTTGGAGCAGATAAGACATCGACAAGTGGTGATTTTACTGTCCAGTTCCCAGCAGCAGACGCTAGTAACGCGATCATTAGGATTGCATAGGATATAACGTGTGGCTGATGTCAAAGTTGCATTTAGCGGATGGAATTCCTCGGCTACTGGATGGGGCGAGGGGACTTGGGGCAACGGTCAGGCAGTACCTGATGCGACAGGCACTCTTGGCACCGTCTCGGTTAGCGCAGATGCGAATGTCAGCGTCACAGGAGTTGCAGGAACAGCGACTCTCGGATCGGTTTCTGTATCCGGTAATGCGAGTACTAGTGTTACTGGGGTATCAGGCACTGGTGCTCTTGGTTCGGTTACGGTCACGGGTGCGGCAAATGTTAGCCCCACAGGAGTTGCAGGTACAGGGACGCTTGGGTCGGTCTCGGTATCGGCTAGTGCAAGCACTTCGGTCACTGGTGTGGCGGGTACAGGGACTCTGGGATCAGTTACGGTCACGGGTACAGCGACGGTCTCTGTCACAGGCGTGGCAGGAACAACAGCAGTCGGAACGCCCACAGCCATTACAAGCAATACCATCCCTGTTACAATGGATGCGCTCACTGGATCTATCGGAACAGTTACGTTCGATGGCGATGCCAATGTCAGTCCGACAGGTGTTAGTGCGACAGGTGGAGTGGGTGCGCCGAATATATGGAGTCTTATTGACGATGGACAAACGCCTAATTGGGCAGCGATTAGTGATAGTCAGACACCGAATTGGTCAACTATTGATGACAGTCAAACACCGAATTGGGAAGAGGTAGCATAAATGGCAACTTACGT